AACCATTGAGCCAATCTGAGATAAGCGTGCTGCCAACTGCTGTCTGCCAGAGATTGTTTGCATACTCTCTAATTGTTTATTAACAACATCGCCAGTTGTTCCCAAAGCTCGACCAAATTCAGTTGCTTTTAAAGTTGCTTCTTCAATTTTTCCATTTGCCTCACCAAAATAGTTGCCGGTGGACAACATATTTTGACCTAAAGTTAATAACTGTTCATTTGGAAGTCCAAGTCTGTAAGCAAGACCAACCAATTTTTCACCAAGTTGTTCAGCCGTTCCAACAGCATTATTTGTTTGAAAAGTAAACTTATTTGTAAAATCAACCAATTTTGATTGATCAATCACATTTGAGTTTTTTGCTATGGATTTGGAAACTTTATCCATTGCTGTTTTAAGGTCGTCTGCGCCACCAGCTTGCTTAACAATTTCTTTATTCGTCAACGCAAATGATTTTCTAATGCCTTCAAAAGCACCTTGAATATTTGTTTCTTGGAGACCAAGCATACTCTTATTAAGTTCTACAAAAGCATCACTTATTTTGAGTGTTGCTTCAGTTCCATCAACACCCAAAGTTTTATTGAGCGCGACTTGCATCTTTTCAAGATCATCAAGAGCTTGTACACCTTCTCCAGCTTTGTCTTTTAAAGTTTCAAAAGCCTTATTTATTATAGCTTGTTCTGTTCTAAACTTAACAGTTGTTGGCAAAGCTTTTTTAAGAGCTTCATCAAAGTCTAAAACAGCTTGAATATCTTTTTTCTTTGGCGGTGCCATTATTCATCATCCTCTTTCGGAGTATTTAATTCAACAAACTTACCAAATATCCAATCTCTTTTTGATACAGGAAGGGTATAAACGTCTTTATAAGACCACCCACCAGATGAAATCAAAGATATAATATTGGAGTAAACCATGTCCAAATAATTAGAGTTCAGGGAAAAAAAAGTTCGCCTGGATAGGCAGACCTCCTTCGCTCTCTTTACCACATGAATGACAAGTTGATTTTCTCTGCGTGCTAATTGAAGGCAATGAATTGTTGTAAGCTTTTGTCAAAGCTCTTGAGTCCATAATGCGAATGTTCTGTACGAATTCTGAAATTTGATCTTTGTCCTCTGACCCGTCCATAGAAACAATAATTCTTTTAAAGAACTCAATGTTAAAGCTTGTATTGATATTAAGTTTCTTCATTTTATCAACAGATTTAGTTATTGATTCCAAATCTTTTGGCAACAAAACCTTAAACTCAACAACCTTGTTTGACTTTGGTAATTCAATAATTGCTGTGCCTGCTTCTGTTCTCTCAAGATCACTCTCAACAACATTAGTTAAGACTTCAGTTAAATCAATGGTTTCTTCTTGCTCTTCTCCACAGTGTGGACAAATAGAAAAGACTTCATATTCAGGACCATAAGCTTCAATTCTTGCTGCTAATAATACAGCCATCTTATCTGTTTCATGTATATCTTTTGGATTAATCTTTACTAAAATAATGCTTTCAAGCAATTTGTCAACAGCGATGCCATTTTCAACATAAGATTGATTTGTTAAGATGTCCTCTTCTCTAGTAGTCATCATCTTAACCTCGACCTGTGCAACATTGTGCAATGGGTGTCCATGTGGATAAAAAGCGCCACCTGTCGGCAAGTCAACATAATGAGATAAGCCATTATGCTCACTGGAGACGGAATCGCCTTCCATATTAAACTTTTTCATTTTAACCTCTTAATTAATAAGTTTTCTCAAAGCCATTTTCATTTGCATAAGTTAGAGCAGCCCAGTCATAACTAATTTTCATGGTTGTTCCAATTAAACCTGAACTTGTATATGAAAGTTTACTAAAGCTTATACCTGAAATAAAAGCCCCGTACAAAGTCCACTGCTCGTATACATCACCTTCTGGATTGATTAGTTGTATCATAACATCTCCGAGTGATTGCATTAAGGATGATTTACTCATATTTTTTAAATTTGCAGCCGAAACTTGATTAGGATTATCATAACCTAATTTCTTGTATTTGTCCAGTATTATTCCCGATATTGAATCAACTATACCATTATCAAATGTTTCCCTAATTGTAAAAGATACGTCTTGCCAACTAACAATAGCACCGGGATATTTGAATTTCCAGTTTAAAAGCTGATATGTTCTAGGTGTATCAAACACTGGATTTGGTCTGTTCACATCAGCAATCATTGCAAATGGAATGTCGCGGACCCGAAGCAGGAATCTAAATCCGCTTTGAAGGTTTTTTTCGTATACTGACCTTTCAATTGATTCTGCCATCTAAATAATTATGCCACTGTTGTGTTTTGATCAATTTCAAAAATTTCAACATCTGCATAATCATAAGAAAGCCCAAGGCTGACAGTGTTAATTCCACCGCCGTTATAAGCCAACTTTGAATAAGTTACTGAACTAACAAAGGGGTTGAAAAGTGTCCACTTTTCAACAACATTTCCATTAGAATCTAAAACTTTAATTGCGACGTTGCCCAAGTTTCCATTGACAAACTTTTCTTTTGAGAGCGTTGTACGCCACCCTTCATTGTCAAGATTCCAAGATGAGGGCGGGTTGTATCCAGCCTTTTTAATTGAGTCCAAAACAAGACCTGAAACATCGGGGTCGATAGGCTCAACAAGAGAAACAGATACATCATTCCATTGAACTTTGCCAGGAAACTTAAATTGATGACCTAAAAAGTCATGAGTTGCCCCACCTTGAAACTTTGGACTTGGACGAGTTGCATCGTTTACAACCCAAGCTGGAATATCTCCCAAAGTTAAGATAAATTTAAACGCTCTCTTTGGCTCAATCTTAACTGATGCCCATGGTGGAATTGGTGATGCTTTATTTACAGCCATTATTTATTCTCCTGCTTTCCTATTAATTAGTTTAATCCTCAAAAGATGCTCCGGTATTGCTGATGATAAAGTCAACTGCAACGAACTCAATTGCTCTTGTGGGCTTCAAGTAAACCTTTGCGTATAGAATGTTTCTATCAATAAGGTCTGGTGTTGTTGTTGTCTCATCTAGGACCAACTTGAAATCATCTAGACCAAATCTTGCTTGAACATCGGATAGGAAAGGATTAGCCTGACCGATAAAGCGTGCCCATGTGGCGCGGACGTTTGGTTCAAACAAGATACCAGCAGCGATGTTTGAAATACCCTTCTTGATAAAGATCATAAGTCTGCGAACATTGATTCTATCTAGAGCACTTCTTGTGACCTGTAGTGTCTTTTGACCAAAGATTACGATACCCTCATTTGGGAATGAAGCAATTGGGTTAATGTTAGCGTCGTATAGAAGGTCTCTATCTTGCGATGTAAGCTTCTCTGTTACGTTAACAACAGGTAAACCAGCAACACCACTTGAAAGACCGCCACGGTTGAATCCTGCTGGTGCAAACCAAGGCGCTCTAACTCTATCTGTGTAAGACATTGCGCCAATAGCTGCTACGGAAGCTGGCATGTATACCAATTGACCCTGTAGAGTATCTCTAATCTGAACGAAGGGGTAGTAAGCACAACCATAACTTGAGTTAATCTGACGATCTTTCAAATTGGTGATTGTTGTACTTAATACTGGGTAAGTTTTACCACTATTGCCTTCGTGTGATGGCTGGAAGTCACCCTTTAGATCGATAACTGCTAGAGCGTCTGCTCTTGCCTCAGCAGTATTGATGAGGTGTGTAGTTAGCTGCTCGTTGGTAATACCAGGAACTGATACTAAGTTGTAAGGAACGAACTCAGGATCTCTAGTAATATCGATAGCCTCTTTAACAGAGTTGTATGCATAGTTATTTGTTTCTGTCTTGCCTTCTAAGAGAGTATTTCTAAAGGGGTCTTTCTCTGTGATGTCAAGACCATCAGAACCACCGTATAGAGGCATTGTGAATCGATCAACACCATAATCAATTACGTTCTTGTAATCATTTGAACCAACTGATGATAATGATGTTCCACCCGCTCTTGAACCTGAAACCCAAGTCAATAAACCATTTGAGGAACCTGAAACAATCTCATCAAGTGTAAAGATGAATTGATATCCAGTTTGATCGGTTGCATTAAGTTGGCTTGACAAACCATCTGATTTATTTCTGTTTAAATCAGGATAATCGCGGTTAAACTTGTTGCTTGTTTTGCTCTTACCAGTCCACACGCCCCAGAAGGCGTCTGTCTGGTCTGCAAGACCGTCCTGGTTGCCAGACAATCTGAGTTGATGTGACGGGTAAAGAAGTTTAATCTCTGGTTGTGAAGTAGAGGCTAATGTGCCAAAAGATGAACCAGTAACAATTAATACAGTTGTCGTATCTGTAATACTTGTAGAAAGTATTTGTTTGGCACCTAATGCATAAGCGTTATCACCAAAAGCGCTACCAGCGTTAGTTGTTGGGTTGACAACAAGGTCGTTGTATTTTAATGGTCCGTAAAAACCAAATGGTAGCAATTCTTCGTTTACAGGATCGTCAGACTTCATCTCAACTCTAATGTATTTTGAGTTGTTTGCGTACTCACCTCTTGTCTCTAATCTTCTTGTTGTAGAGTTGAATTGTACATATGAATCACCAATCTTTCTAGCAATAAAGTCTAGTGAGTTTTGATCCAAGTTACAGTTGCTAAATCTTTCAAGCACGATTGGAGCAGCATCTGTATCGTTTGCACGACGTACTAGAACATCAAATGTTCCGTACTTGTTGAACTGATCTTGTGAGTAGTTAATGTTAACAATTGAAATCTTAAGGTTGTTCTGCGCCCACTCAGCGTGATCTAAAGCGTGGAACTTGAATAAGTCTGTTGCACGACCATAATCATAATTATCGTGGGTCTGTGTATCTTGAGCGAATACCCAACCTGTTGCTGGGTTATATCTTGTTGCACCATCTTCGAATGGGATTTGACGTGAGCCGTGAGTTTCAGATGATCCACCTGATCCTGATACTAATGGTAAAATAACACCAACGTATGTACCTGCAACAGCGTCAACACCGCCAGCAAATTGATTTGTAATTGTGAGATTTGTAGCAGTCTTTGTAATTGTTGTATTACCAGCATCACCAGCAGTATTTTGTGTTAAAGTTATAGTAGATGTGCTAGATTTAACAACAGAAATTGTTTTAGTTCCTGTTGCGTTGTCATAAGCAGTTATAATTGCGTCAATAACTGCCTCGGCGGTAGCAACTCCGCTTATTCCCACTACGATTGTACCACCCCATGGACCACTGCTGGCAGCAGGCAAGACTGAAGTATCGAATCCAAACGTTGTTGAATTTCCAGCCGTGTCGGTTACAATAAAGTTTTGTCCATCGCTTGGAACACCAGACAATGTGATTAGTGCAGTTGCTGCAACAGCAGCAGGGGCAGCACCCGAACCAGTAACTGTTCCGTCTGCAATCTTCTGTAAGAAGTCGTTGGCGTATGTCTCGCCAAGCCAGTATCTTTCTCTTTGGTCGGCGTTTGTAATATCTGAGTTAACCAACACTGGGTTTGTATTAAAGACATTTCTAATGTAGTCTTTTCTTGTCTCATCTAATGAGAAGCGGATAACCCTATTTTTATAACTGTTTCCAGTAGAACCTGTGATTGTTACAGTGAATAATCCACTTGTATCTGATCCAATTAAACGACCAATACCTTTGCCAACCTCAGTTGATTGAATTGTTGTGCCGTCGCCATCTGTACCAACAAGACCAACAAGACCATCTTCAACATACCAAGTGGCAACAAGTGAACCTGTTGCTTCAGCACCAGCAGATGAACTAAGTTGGTTTGGCATGGCAAACAATCCCCAAGCAGAACCAGTTGTATTGGTTGCATTTGGAGTTGCAGTAATACTGTAAGCATTAGTTACTTGACCAGTTAACTTCCACCCAGCTTCACCACCGCTTTCAACGGCAGCGTTTTGAGATCCTAATAATCTCATGTATGTGCAAGTTGATGAGTTTCTTAACCAAGCCTGAGCAGCATAAGCGCCATAAGTTGGAGTTTGTTCGTTGCCGTTTCTCCAAACGTCATCAGATTTTCCACCTGGAACTGGTTCACCATATAACTGAACAAAATCTGCAAATGAA